TAATTGCATCTGACACAGATTCAATTTATCTTAATCTTGGACCTCTTGTTGATAAATTTTTTGCTAATAAGTCTAGCGACAAAGCAAAGGTTGTGGAGTTACTTGATATGGTCTGTAGTGACAAACTGGAACCGTACATCGACAAATGCTATAGCGACTTGGCAACGTATGTATCGGCGTATGACCAGAAAATGCAAATGAAGCGTGAGAACATCGCTGACCGTGGTATTTGGACTGCGAAGAAGAGATACATTCTCAACGTGTGGAACAGTGAAGGAGTCGCATACACTGAACCCAAACTTAAGATGATGGGTATTGAAGCAGTGAAGTCATCTACACCTGCACCTTGTAGAAAGATGATTAAAGATGCTCTGAAGTTGATGATGAGTGGCACCGAAGAAGATGTCATTGACTTTATTGACAAGAGTAGGAAAGAGTTTAAGTCTCTCCCACCGGAACAGATTTCTTTCCCTCGCTCTGTTTCTGATGTTCTGAAGTATAAGTCTCATTCTGATATCTATATTAAAGGAACTCCTATTCACTGCCGTGGAGCACTTCTCTACAACTATCACATTCTGCAGAATAAGTTGGACGCTAAGTATTCTCTTATCCAGAATGGTGAAAAGATTAAGTTCTGTTATTTGAAGAAACCAAACACCATTCATGAGAATGTTATTTCTTTCATTCAAGACTTTCCCACAGAGCTCGGTCTTGACAAGTACATTGACTATGACTTACAATTTGAAAAGTCATTTCTTGAACCACTGAAATCCATTCTTGATTCTATTGGATGGAATGTCGAAAAAACCGTAAACCTGGAACTATTTTTTGCCTGATGGACCTCCCTATCAACGATAAAGAACTTGCTACTATTGTAAGCGCATTGCGACTGGGCGGTGATGCAGCACTCTATCAAAAACTGAATATTATTAAAGAGATCCGTGATGCTAACCCAGGCGGACCTTACAAGAAGATTGCCCGTGAACAATTTGGTTTTGTACTGTAATGGATTTTTTAAAAGAGATTGTAAAAGAGATTGGCGATGACTACACCAAACTCGCATCCGATATTGATGACACTGAAGAGTATGTTGACACGGGTTCGTACATTTTTAACGGACTTGTTTCAGGGTCTATATTTGGTGGTGTATCTGGGAATAAGATTACTGCCATTGCTGGGGAGTCTAGCACTGGAAAAACTTTTTTCAGTCTCGCCGTTGTCAAGAACTTCCTGGATTCTAATCCTGATGGGTATTGTCTATATTTTGACACTGAAGCCGCTGTTAATAAGTCTCTCATCGCAAGTAGGGGTATCGACCTTGATCGCTTGGTAGTTGTCAACGTTGTTACAATTGAAGAGTTTAGGACGAAAGCACTAAAGGCAGTTGATATATACTTAAAAAAACCTGAGGACGAACGCAGACCCTGCATGTTTGTGCTAGACTCTTTAGGGATGCTTTCTACAGAGAAAGAAATCACTGACGCACTGAACGATAAACAAGTTCGTGACATGACCAAATCGCAATTGGTCAAAGGTGCGTTCCGAATGCTCACACTCAAATTAGGACAAGCAAATGTTCCGCTCATTGTCACAAATCACACATACGATGTCATCGGAGCTTACGTACCAACTAAAGAGATGGGAGGAGGCAGTGGCCTCAAGTATGCCGCCAGTACGATCATTTATCTCAGCAAGAAAAAAGAAAAGGATGGAACAGAAGTTGTCGGAAACCTTATCAAGGCTAAGACTGCTAAATCGCGTTTGAGTAAGGAGAACAAAAATGTTACGGTGCGTCTTTATTACGATGAGCGTGGTCTTGATCGATATTATGGTCTTCTTGAACTCGGTGAACTCGGTGGTCTCTGGAAAAACGTGGCAGGTCGTTATGAGATAGACGGTAAGAAAGTGTACGCAAAAGCCATCTATAAAGATCCTGAAACATATTTCACCCCTGAGGTGATGGAAAAACTTGACGAGATTGCACGAAAGGAGTTTAGTTATGGAGAATGTTGAGTTTCTAATTCTTAGAAACCTTTTACATAATGAAGAATATGTTCGTAAAGTCATTCCTTTCATTAAAGCAGATTACTTTGAGAACCGCAGTCAAAAAATTGTCTACGAAGAGATACTTAAGTTTGTAGAACAATATAATAAACCAGTCACTAAAGAGATTCTCTGTATTGAAACAGAGAAGCGTCAGGACATTACTGATGGTGACTACAAAGAAATTACCCAGTTGATCTCTGCTTTGGAAGAAGCACCAACAGAGTTTGACTGGTTGGTTACGACCACGGAAAAGTGGTGTAGAGATCGTGCCATTTACTTGGCACTGATGGAGTCTATTCACATTGCTGATGGCAATGATGAGAAAAAGAATAGGGATGCTATTCCTACTATTCTTTCTGATGCTTTAGCAGTTTCTTTTGATACGCATGTAGGTCATGACTATCTTCAAGATTATGAATCGAGATATGAGTCCTACCACAGGAAGGAGGACAAAATCGAGTTCGACCTTGAATATTTCAATAAGATTACGAAGGGTGGTCTCCCGAACAAAACGCTTAATATTGCTCTCGCTGGCACTGGTGTCGGTAAGAGTTTGTTTATGTGCCATGTCGCAGCTGCAGCACTCCTCAATGGAAAAAACGTCTTATACATCACGGCTGAGATGGCTGAAGAAAAGATTGCGGAGAGAATTGATGCTAACCTCCTCAACGTTCCTATTCAGGAGATAGGAGAACTTCCTAAGTTGATGTTTGAGAATAAAGTAACAAATCTCTCTAAAAAGACTCAAGGCACCCTAATTATTAAAGAGTATCCTACCGCTACTGCTCATGCAGGACATTTCCGTGGTCTCCTTAATGAACTCGCTATTAAGAAATCATTTCGTCCTGACATTATTTTCATTGATTACCTTAATATATGTGCTTCCTCTAGGTATCGCGGAAACCTTTCTGTCAATTCATATAGCTATATCAAAGCAATTGCTGAAGAGCTTAGAGGACTCGCTGTCGAAGCGAACGTACCTATCGTATCTGCCACCCAGACTACCCGTTCTGGTTATGGCAGCTCTGACGTGGAGCTTACTGATACTAGTGAGTCCTTTGGCTTGCCTGCTACTGCTGATCTTATGTTTGCCCTTATTAGTACTGAAGAGCTCGAAGAACTGGGACAGATTATGGTGAAGCAGTTGAAGAACCGATATAATGACCCGACCATCTTCAAGCGGTTCATCGTTGGCATCGACCGTGCCAAGATGAGACTTTATGATTGCGAGCAAACTGCTCAGACTGATGTGGTTGACAGTGGTCAGGAAGAGGAGTATAGTTATGATGACAAACCTAAAAAGTCCTTTGATGGATTCAAATTCTAATGAACGGTTACTATTCTGTATTTGATCCAAACGGCAAAAAGATTGCTGACTGTGGTATCGAAAGAGATGCAGTCAACCTCTTGCATACCAGAAACAAATACTGGGATGGACACTACTTCACGTTCAATCCTCTGCCCGGTGACATCATCAATGTCTCCAGTGGTAAGCAACTTCCTTCCCGTGACATCGTAATTAATATGGACGGTGGTGTTGGTGGTAGTTGGCAAGAAGTTGAATACGTTGAAATTAAAGGACAAAAACTAGAACTACAACAATCTGATTTAAAAGAAGTCGATCTATGAACAACTACATTGAGTTTGTAAAACAAACCACTAGCGCACCTAGTCTTGACTACGCTGTGATGGCAACACGTTTTGCTGAACTGGAAGCTAATGATGTAAATACAACTCAACTTCTTACCGCTGCCTTAGGTCTCACCGCAGAGTCTGGTGAGTTTACTGAGGTTGTAAAAAAGATTGTCTTCCAAGGCAAACCTTATAATGAAGACAATGTGTTCCACATGAAGCGTGAACTAGGAGATATCTGCTGGTATCTTGCTCAAGCATTCATGGCACTTGACACTAACTTTGACGAGATTCTTGATATGAATATCGAGAAACTCAGTGCTCGATATCCTGAGGGAACATTCGACGCATACTATTCTGAAAACCGTAAAGAGGGTGACCTGTGATTAATTTTGATGATATGGAACTTATGCAACTTAAGTTCTGCATGGACCAAACCAAAAATCAAATGTTCATGGGTGGAGAGATCCGTCGTCATGCCTCAATTACTGAAAAGGTAAAAGTAGAGATGGATCGTCGAAAGGAGTCAACTGGTGCATATACCCCAGAGGCAGTGACTCGTCAACTTGAAAAAGAAATTAATGAATTGGGAGGAGAGATCTGATGGATGCAGCAGTAGAAGCATGGAACACTATGGGGTGGTTTGAGGGTTTCCTCTTCACCGCGTGGCTTGTCGCCCTTTACGTAGGCAAACTTAAGATTGATCAACGGTTTGCTCGTCGTACCGTATATCGTGTAAAACTAGAAGAGCAAAAATGAAACTACTGACGCTTGAGGACTACGAAAAGGCAGGTGAAGACTTCTGGCCTAAGTATTGGTATGTCGCTAAAGAACTTGGTGAGGGTGCTAAGGCAGAAGACGTACTGAAAGTTATGGAAGCAGTCGGTAGTGTTGCATTGAAACTTGCTCTAGAAGAAAAAGAAGGACCCTTTGGTTTTAATAAAAAGAAAGAAGAAGAATAAATACTTGAAAAAAAGTAATGGCTGGCGAAGCAGGTTTTATATACGAAACCAAGATCCACAAAGCGTTGAAAGCAGAAGACTTAGTTCCTGCAGGTTTCACTCCTGCAGGTTCTGATGCTAATGCCCCCGACGCTATGTTTTTGTATGGGGGCAAAGATAATAAACTAGAAATCAAACTCGACCTTAAAGCAGACTACGGACAAGGTTCGTTGTCATATGATTTCAAGACTAAGAAGTGGGGTCTAGGTGGTGCTAAGACTGCATCGGCACAAGAGATGCGTGACCTTCTAAATGCTGTTGGTATTCTAAAGTTCGTCAAACAAAAGTGGGGAGATAAAGGATCACCAAACAAAGGTCAAATACCATCAAAGTCATTCACTGATGATATGGTTAAGTCTGACTATGCTCGTTTTAAGGATGCTTTTCTTCCTATTAATACTAGGGCACTTTGGGACTACTATGCTACTAAAAAAACTTATTATATTCAAGTTGGTGGATATGGTCTATACTATATGAAAGAGAATCCTGCCAACCTCCCCGTTCCACAGTTCAACCCTAAACTTAGAATACGTATTAGAGTCAAGAGAGGTGGGAGCAGACCTATAGACAACTATCGCTTCACCACCGCACTACAAGTTGTGACAAAACCTAAGAAATCACCTTATGACTTGGACAAAGATGTGGTATTCCTCAAAGCAAATTACACGACTTGATAAATAATATATAAGAAAAACGTATATAGATGAAAAGTTTCTTTCAGTTCCTAAGTGAATCGGAGTCACAAGCTGCGACACAGGCGAGAAAACTTGGTTTGAAAGGCGACGGTCACGGTGGTTGGTTGAACCGTGCTGGAGAGTTTGTAGCAAAAACTGAAGACGGAAAACTTAAGTTTTTTAATAAGAATCAGAAACCTGGTAAGGACCCAGACCAAACTCCCAATAGTAAGAAAGTACAACCTATCCTCAAGACAAAAACAATGTCGGTGGATAAGACATCACAGAAAGAGAAAGGTGGTGAAGAGAAAGTAGATGATAAAGAAACTGCTACAAGCGAAACACTAACTCTAGCGTTTGGTCGTTTCAACCCACCAACTGTGGGACATGAAAAACTTTTGAAGATGGCAAGTAAGACTGCCGCTGGTGGTGACCTTAAAATATATCCCTCTAGAACACAGGATGCCAAGAAGAACCCTCTTGACCCTGACATGAAAGTCTCTTACATGAGAAAGATGTTCCCTGACTTTGAGAAGAACATCGTTAATGATGAAGAGATGAGATCCATATTCAATGTCCTTCAGAATGCTGATGGTGAATACAAGAACGTCACCATTATCGTTGGTTCTGATCGACAAGCAGAGTTTGAAAACCTCGCCACTAAGTATAATGGTGAGTTATATAACTTTGATGAAATACGTGTAGTATCTGCTGGCGTAAGAGATGCAGATGCTGAAGGTGTTGAGGGAATGTCAGCATCTAAGATGAGAAAGGCAGTCGCAGATGACGACTTTGAATCATTCAAGAGAGGTGTCCCTGCTAGTGTGAAGGATGCTGATGCTCAAGCACTTTTTGATGCTGTTCGCACAGGCATGGGTGTTAAGAAGCAGAAAGTCACTGCTGAGATGTGGGAGATTGCACCAAGATATGATGCTAGAGGTTTGCGTGAACAGTTTGTCAACGGACTTATCTATAATATCGGAGACATAGTTGAGAGTCTAAACACAGGTTTGATTGGTAAAATCATTCGTAGAGGCACTAACCATCTTATCTGTGTTACAGAACAAGACCACATGTTCAAGTCTTGGATACGTGATGTCATGGAATATACTGAAAAGAAAATGGAGAGGAGGTATAGAGTTCCTGGTAAACCAAACACTCTTGAAGGAACCGGTGGTTATAGGAAGAATGCTATGGCAGCGATGGGCGTCAAGAAAATTAAGAACTTCAATGTAGAAGACTTCATAAATAAGTACAAGGTTAAGAAGTCATAGTATTACCATGTCTAATGGAATCGGTAAGAATCCTTTAACTGATATCTCTAAGGTTTACATAGAGACTATCAGAGAAAGTTATAAGATTGAGCCTCCTAAGGAGAAGTTGAAGACTGATAGAAATATGTTCAACATCCCTAAGGATGAACAACAAGCTGCTAAGGAAAGACTCCTCGCTAAGACTAAGGCAAAACGTGCTAAAATGAAGGAAGCACTTGACCCTGTAGGCAAGGAAGATGGTGATGTCAATAATGACGGTAAGAAGGATAGTAGCGATTCTTATTTACTGAAGCGTCGTAAGGCGATTGCCAAAGCGATGAAGACTCGTAAGGAAGAAGTTGAGATGCAAGAAGGCATCCGTGACGAAGATCCTGAAAAAGGAACCAAGGAGCGTAAGGCACGTCTTGAGAAAAAGCGTGGCATGAAGATGGACGATCATCCTCAGTATAAGAAAGAGGAAGTTGAGGTTGATGAGGCAATGTCTTCTTACGATAGAAATCGTAAGAGAGCAGCACAGAGAGCAGCAGACAGAAATGCTGCCCGTGCAGCAGGAAAGACTGGTGTAGTTCCTGGTGTTGGTTATGTATCTCCTAGAAAGGAGAGAGAAACTTATGTTGACTCTGCTGGAACAACCAGACATAAATCCGGTGCAAAAATGGAGTCATATTCTTCCTGGAGAGATGATCTTCGTGAAGTAATGACTGACACTGAGATGGAAAAGAAGGTAAAGGAAAAAAAGGTCAGTAACGTCGTGAAGATCAACCCTAAGTTGGGTGAAGCAGTAGAGGAGATGGGTGGGGAAATAGTTGAAGTAAGAGAAGATGAAATTATTGAAAGCATTTATCTTGAACTTATTGATGAGGGTTACTCTGCAGATGATGTTGAAGATGCCATTGAGTTTGCTATTATTGAAGAACTTAATGAAGTAAGTGATAGTTACTATGATTCTGCTGTTAAATCATCTAAAACCGCTGCTGCTAAGTTAAGAAGAGCAGAAATGATGAAGAGAGCGAAAGGTCGCCTTAAGTTTATGAAGAGAAAGGCGGGAGAGGTTGCTGGTAAAGTTAAGAGAAAAGCAGCAGGTGCCGTAGCAGGTGCTGCGATGTCTGGTATGATGGCTAAAGATGTTGCCAAGGATCAGGCGAGAAGAACTGGTAGAGCAGTTAAGCAAGCAGTAACAAGTGCCCCTGGCAAAGCAAAGAAAAGCATCAAAGGCAGAATCAAGAAAGCAGCACTCGGCGTTGCAAAACGTATGAGTGAAGAGGAGATCATGGAGGTGTCACAAGAAAAAGCTCTTTCTCCTGTTGAGATCGCTCTTCAAAAGAAAAAGGGTCAGATAGACATGCAGATTCTCAAAAAGAGAAGACAAGCAATGTCTGATATGAAGACTGAGGAAGCATCTGATGCAATGAAGGATCGTCGTATGGAGCGCGGTGGTGTTGATGGAAACACCCGTTATGATCGTCCACCCGGTAAACCAAACCTTGCAGGTAAGAAGAAGCCAAGGAGTGGCGGTATGTCTGCCCTTGATTTCGTAAAGGCAGATATTCGTTCTAAGCATGGCAAAGGTGCCATCATGGATACCAAGAAGAAGTAATGCCTGCGGTATCTAAAAAGCAGCAACGGTTTTTTGGAATAGTTCGTGCCATCCAAAAAGGTGAGATGGCACCTACTACACCAGAAACTGCGAAAGCAGCTGCTGATATGAAAAAAGGAGATGTTAAAGACTTCGCATCAACTAAGCACAAAGGTTTACCTGATAAGAAGAAAAAATCTCTTAAGGAGTTTTTGGAGAATATATAGAGTGTAGAACTGAGGTTCATTATGCTCGCATTTTTACTCCCTTTAGCTTCAAAAATCATCAATGATGCTGTCTCTAAGATCCCAGAAAATGAGGAACTTGGTGAGAAAATGGTTGAGATCTGTCTTGTTATTCTTGCTAAGGCAGTTAAGTTAACTAAGACTGATATGGATGATCAATTGCTTGAAGTTGTCTCTAAGGCAATCAAAGCGAGAGAAGAATGAATTTATAAATACAATATAGCAAATAAATTATCGGCAGTTAAGACATGGCACTCTGGGGCAATAAAGACAATATCACTGCTACAGGCAGAGTTACCTTGGATTATCAAACCGGTATTGTCACCGGTTCTAACTTAGAAGATCCTGGTAATGGTACACAGTTTGGTGAAACCGGTGAGATTCAGGAAGGAGACATCCTCCGTTTTGGTGTAATTGACAAACCCGGTGTGTATATGGGAGACGCCGTTGTTGTCTCTATCGCCGGTACTACCTCTCTGACTATTGGTTCTACCATGGGACTTGATGGCGTTGCCATCGCAAGAACCACATTCACGGTTACTCAAGCACCTAAATCCACCGTTCTTGATCGTTCCTTCAGTGAGGACGATAATATTAATGATGGTTCACCTAATATCGTTAATGAACTTATTAAAACAGCGGACTCCGCTACAGCAACCACAGGTGTAGGTGCATCTATTATTGATGTCAAGACTACTCTCTTCTCAACTGCTGGCGTAAAGGTTGGCGACTTCCTTGAAAATGATGGAAATAACATTCAAATCATTGGTGTAGGAACTGCTACGTTCCACGCTAACTTTAATAGTGGCGTCGGTTCTGATAGAATTTTCGTTGATGGCATAGTTCCTGGTTTAGACTTTGACACTGTTATTCTTAATGCTGGTGTATTCCATGGTGTAACTGCCATTGGCGCAACGTTCTTTGAAATCAGTCCTGTGTTGGCGACTGGCATTTCCACTAATGGCGTTGTCCTTATGAACTCCCGAATTGACCAAGTATTCAACCACGATCATCACTTTGTCATTGGACTTGAGAGTGACATCACCGCCGCTATTACCGCAGGTGATGCTCTTCAAATCAAGAGACACAAGGGTGGATACTCCAGAAACGTCTATGGCGTTGGTAAGACTGGTGTAGAGGATGCCTCTGGAGGCGTATATGAAACCAGTGCCGGTTGGGTTGGTGTTACAACTTACATTGACACCGATGGTAACCTGAGAGTCAAGAAAGAAGTTCTTTGTGCGATGTCAGGCATCTCCACTGGAAACGCACCTTCTTACCCCAATATTGAACACGCCAACTGATAGGATGTAAATGTTATTTCATGAGTTGAACTCGGAGAACTTTCTCCTCTTTGCCATTAAAAATTATGAGAATCCTCAGGCAGTTACAAGAGAAGACTTCGATAAAGATCTAAATCATTTCAAATATATCAAACGGTTGCTTAAAAGATATAAGTCAACCGGTGAGTTGAAAACTCATCTTCTCTTAAATCATTTTATTGTTCTCTATAATATTTTTGGTGAAGCAACAACACCAATGTTGTTTTACAAAATTGATGAGCAGGAACTTTGGAGTTGTTTAAAAACCTTTGTGGTATTTTTAGATAAGTTGCCAGAGTTTCCTCACACTTATATACATGACTTAGATACGGATGACAATTGTATGCAAGAACTTATTTCTTTTCACAATGAACAGTAAGTCAGTCGATAAGTTTTTATATCTTTTCAGGGAGATGATGGGTGCTGGTGCTGTCGGTGCTCCCACAAACAACGTAGGTAGTGGTAATATAGCAGGAACTGCTGAAGCGGGTGATGATCCTCCCGTTCGTAAGAAGAAAAGAAGACCTACTCCTGTAGGCAGATATGGTACACGTAGAACGTGGCGTCAAAATGGCGGAACAAATTAAAGTTCAAGTGTTAGAAGAAAGACTAGCAAACTTCGAGACTCTGGTCTCTAGGTTAGACTCAGCCATTGAAAAAATAGCAGAGGTAAATAACAATGTGAGTAGGATGTTGGCAGTTCATGAAGAACGGATCACCAAGCAGGAAGAGATCGACGCGGTGTTGTTTGATAAAATCGACAAACTCCGTGATAAAATGGACAGCGATCATGACATCGTTACTCAACGATTATCATTACTGGAACGAAAACTTTGGATTGGCATCGGAATCTTGGGAGCAATTGTAGCATTTACTAACCCTCAAGCGATAAAGACCCTCCGACCCTTGTTATCTTCTGCTGAGAGTGCTATAGTAGCACCAGCGGTTGCCATCGTGAATGGATCACATTGATTCTAAGTTTGTAGGATATATTTCCTCACGCTTAGAAAAGTTCAAGAGAGTAAAGGGAAACCTTTATAACTTCCGTTGCCCTATTTGTGGCGACTCAAAGAAGCATAAGAATAAAGCACGGGGATACATTTACTCCGTGAAGACTAATACGAACTTTAAGTGTCATAACTGTGGTGCTTCAATGTCTCTCAACAACTTTTTGAGAGAGATAGACCCCATAGTTCATAAACAATACACGCTTGAGAAGTTCAAAGATGGACACACTGGAAGAAACTTCGTTGCAGATGAACCAGTGTTTAAGTTTGAGGCTCCTAAGTTTAAAAAGCAACTGAAGTTGCCTAAAGCATCTGAAAACCCCAGGTCCTCAGGATATTTGACTGCTCGTCATCTGAACCCGGATAAGTTTTACTATGCCGAAAAGTTTAAGAAGTTCGCTAACAGTCTCAAACCAACCTTTGAGAGTGAAGCATATGATGAAGAGCGTATTATTATTCCTCTTTATTATGAAAACAACTTAATTGGGTTTCAAGGGAGATCTCTAGGTTCGAGTAAGGTTAAATATATCACTGTGATGCTTGATGATGACGCACCAAAAATCTACGGACTGGATAGCATCAGAAAAGATTCTCCAGTCTACGTTACGGAGGGACCGTTTGATAGCACGTTCCTTTGCAATGCGATTGCTATGTGTGGAGCTGATGCTAATGTTGATCGCTGGGGTATTAGTAACCGCGTGTGGATTTATGATAATGAACCCAGGAACAGAGAAATCGTCAACCGTATCTCAAAGACTATCGACTCAGGTGATTCGATAGTCATCTTTCCCTCATATATTGATGAGAAGGATATAAATGACATGGCGATGGCTGGACACGACGTTCAGAACTTAGTAGAATGTAACACCTATAGTGGTTTAGAAGCAAAACTTAAATTTAACACTTGGAAAAAGATATGAGCAACGGTATCAAAGTTAAGAAGAGAGATGGTCGAATTGAGTCACTGGACCTAGAAAAGATGCATGTGATGGTTCAGGAGGCGTGTGAAGGTCTTGCAGGAGTGTCTGCGAGTCAAGTTGAGATGCAGTCGGGTATTCAGTTTTATGATGGCATTACCACCGATGAAATTCAAGAGATCCTCATCAAAAGTGCGAGTGACCTCATTGACCTTGAAACTCCGAACTATCAGTTTGTAGCAGCACGTCTGCTGTTGTTTGCGCTTCGTAAATCGCTGTACGGAAAGATGAGAGAACTACCTCATCTTGAAGCACACATTATGTCATGCACAAATATCGAAGTGTATGACAAAGACATTTTCATTCAATACTCCAGAGAGGAGATTGAAAAGGCAAACTCTTTCATTGACCATGACCGTGACTTCCTCTTTACCTATGCTGGATTGCGGCAGGTTGTGGATAAATACCTAGTACAAGACAGAAGTGGTGGTGGAGTTTATGAAACTCCCCAGTTCATGTATATCATGATCGCATTGACCATTTTCCGTGAGTATCCCAAAGATACTCGCATGTCATATGTAAAGAGGTACTATGACGCAATCTCAAGACACAAAATCAACATTCCCACACCTATCATGGCGGGAGTGCGAACTCCACTTCGACAATTTGCTAGCTGTGTTCTTGTTGATGTTGATGACACCCTCGATTCTATCTTTAGCTCTGATATGGCTATTGGCAGATACGTTGCACAAAGAGCGGGAATCGGTATCAACGCGGGTAGGATCCGTGGCATCAACAGTAAGATCCGAGGCGGAGAAGTACAACACACAGGTGTCGTCCCATTTCTCAAGAAATTTGAGAGCACTGTCCGATGCTGCACACAAAATGGCATTAGAGGTGGAAGCGCGACAGTCCATTTTCCCATTTGGCACCAAGAAATCGAAGACATCCTGGTCCTCAAAAACAACAAAGGAACCGAAGACAACCGAGTCCGCAAGTTAGATTATAGCATTCAACTATCCAAACTCTTCTATGAGCGTTTCATCCAGGATGCGGAGATTAGCTTGTTCTCACCGCACGACGTACCGGGTTTATATGACGCTTTTGGTACTGATAGGTTCGATGATTTATATGTTGCTTTTGAACGAGATGAGTCTGTTCCAAGAAAAACTGTCGGCGCTCAAAAACTCATTCTGGACCTCCTGAAGGAGAGAGCAGAGACTGGTCGTATTTATATTATGAACCTTGACCACTGCAACTCTCACTCATCCTTCAAGGATAAGATTGAGATGAGTAACCTGTGTCAGGAAATCACACTGCCTACCTATCCCCTTCAGCATATCGACGATGAGCATGGCGAAATTGCCCTGTGTATCCTCTCTGCCATCAATGTTGGTAAGGTAAGGTCTGACCATGAACTGGAGGACCTGTGTGACCTTTCTGTTCGTGGACTGGAAGAACTCATTGACTATCAGAAATACCCCGTAGCAGCGGCAGAGATCGCCACCAAGGCACGTCGCTCACTTGGTATTGGTTTTATTGGTCTGGCACACTATCTCGCTAAACTTGGGTACAAGTATGACTCTCAAGAGGCATGGGACGCTGTTCATGGACTATCTGAATCATTCCAGTATTATCTTCTGAAGTCTTCCAATGAGATTGCTAAAGAGAAAGGTTGGTGTGAAAACTTTGGTCGCACGAAGTATGCAGACGGTATCCTTCCTATTGATACATATAAGAAGGATGTTGATGAAATTTCTAACCAGGAGTTACAACATGATTGGGAGGGTCTTAGGGCATCTATCACCACCTATGGTTTACGGCACTCAACATTGTCTGCTCAGATGCCATCAGAGAGCAGTTCCGTTGTGTCAAACGCAACAAATGGAATCGAACCACCTAGAGACTATCTGTCCATTAAAAAGAGCAAAAAGGGACCGCTTAAGCAGGTGGTTCCGTCCTATGGATCATTAAAGAGTAATTACACACTTCTGTGGGAAATGCCTGATAATAAAGGTTACATAAATGTAGTGTCTGTGATGCAGAAATTCTTTGATCAAGCCATATCCGGTAATTGGTCGTATAACCCTGAACATTTTGAGGATAATGAAGTCCCCGTTTCGGTGATGGCAAATGACCTTTTGACTACATATAAGTACGGTTGGAAAACCTCTTACTACCAGAATACAAATGATCTGAAGTCTGACGAAGTAGAGGATGACAAAGAAAAACTGAATACGCTATTAGACGAACTAGAACACGCCGAGGAGGGAGAGTGTGAATCCTGTGCAGTTTAAGATTTCATCAGTAGAGGATAGAAAAATGGCAGGTGTTGAAGGAATGACTGTCTTCAACACTGAACAAGTTAATACTAAAAAGCAACCGATGTTCTTCGGTAAACCTTTGGGAGTTCAGAGATATGACTCATACAAGTATCCTGTCTTTGACAAACTAACAACACAACAGTTGGGATATTTCTGGAGACCTGAGGAGGTCTCCCTTCAAAAAGACCGTGGTGACTATCAGACTCTGCGTCCTGAACAGAAACATATCTATACTTCCAACCTGAAGTATCAGATTATGCTTGACTCTATTCAGGGTCGCGGTCCAGGTATGGCATTCATTCCTTATTGCTCTCTGCCTGAGTTAGAGGCATGTATGGAGGTCTGGGGGTTCATGGAGATGATTCATAGTCGCTCCTACACTTACATCATCAAGAACGTCTATGCAGACCCTTCTGAGGTCTTTGATAAGATTGTCACTGATCAGCGCATTCTAGAGCGTGCTAGCAGTGTCACAGGCGCTTATGATGACTTCATCAACACCGCCCATCGATGGGACAACAGTAAACTGTGGTCTGATGACTTTAGAGGCACTGATGTTGCCCATAGTGATATTATAGAAGTCAAACGTAAACTTTATCGTGCAGTTGCTAATGTCAACATCCTTGAAGGAATACGGTTTTATGTTTCTTTTGCTTGCAGCTTTGCTTTTGGTGAACTTAAACTCATGGAAGGTTCAGCAAAAATTATCTCCCTTATTGCTAGAGATGAGAACCAACACCTCGCCATCACCCAGAACATTCTAAACAAGTGGAAATCTGGTGATGACCCTGACATGAAGCAGATCATGAAGGAAGAAGTGGAGTGGACTTATAAGGCATTTGATGCTGCTGTCATGGAAGAGAAGCGTTGGGCAGACTATCTGTTCAAAGACGGTTCCATGATCGGTTTGAATGACAAACTCCTTCAGCAATATGTTGAGTGGACTGCAAACCGTAGACTAAAAGCACTGGGTATGAAACCGGTCTATGACATTGCTGCTAAGAACAACCCACTGCCCTGGACGCAGCACTGGATCTCTTCTAAGGGTCTTCAGGTGGCACCACAGGAGACAGAAGTTGAATCCTATGTTGTTGGTGGCATCAAGCAAGATGTGAAAAAGGACACATTCAGTGGTTTCCAACTCTGATTAATGCTTAAATAGGGGGAGTAGTTCCCCCTTTTATGCCTAAGAATCAGTTGAATAAAGAGGAACTTAAAGTTCGTGTGCTTAAATTGAAAAGTCAAGTAGATAACGAACCATCCACAGTTTGGCAGGGAGAGAAAGACCTTGCCCATAAATATCTCAACGAGGTATTATTTGTTTTGGATGAGTATAGAATGTGATTATGAAAACCCCTGGTATTTTGAGGGAACACCTTTTCTATCTAAGGATATTGACGATAACTTCGGTTTTGTCTACCTCATTACTAATCTCACAAACAATCGCCAGTACATCGGTAGGAAATACTTTTGGCAGTTCAGAACTCCAAAAGGAAAAAAACGAAAGGTAAAATCAGAATCAGATTGGAAAAAGTATTATGGGTCTTGTCCAGAACTTAAAGAAGACATTGAACAATTTGGGAGACAAAATTTTAACAGAGTTATCTTGTCAGTACATAAAACACCTGGCAAAACAAACTTTGAAGAAACAAGACAACTCTTCGTCAACGGGGTACTCACCGAGACCCTTGACACCGGTATCCCAAGATACTACAATGGAAACATCCTTAACAGATATTTCCGAAAAGATTACTATGAAGGAGACAGTTGAAATTGTTAATCACATTCGTGAATGGGCAGTTGAGCAAGTAGAGTCAAAAGATGACTTTGATGATATTGCAGATAGATTTGCACTTATCGAAGAATATAAGGAGTGGTTTAATCCAGAAGAAGAAGATCTTGAAATAGTAAGTCTTGACCAAATAAACGAAGAAGAGTATAATAACTTTGTTGACTATACAAATGACGGCATGGAACGCGGTTAGTATTCAAACGGTAAAACTTTTATTAGTTTTCAATTCCTAATACTCCTTGACTCGCTAGCTCAGATGGATAGAGCAACTGCCTTCTAAGCAGTCGGTCGAAGGTTCGAGTCCTTCGCGAGTCG